GTCCGGTCCCACCGACTCGATGCTGTCGACGATGCTCCATCCGGCGCCGACCCGCGCGAGCGGGATGGATCGCCCAACACTCGACACACACTCCGACATGCTCCACCTCACGTGATTGCGAGCGAAAAGTCAGAGCCGCCCGTCGAGTTGATCAAGTCGAGCGGGATAGTCACCGTGCGATGCCCGCGCTTGACGCCGAGCTTGAGCGGCCCGTTGATCTGCGCTTGGGTTGCGGCAAACGTCATGGTGTTCCCGGTCCCGCCGTTCAGCGACCACGTGGTTGCAACCGTCGTCTGTGCGGTGAGCAGCGTCCAAAGTGACTTTGTCGCCGTCGTGCCACCGTAGAGCAGATTGGCGGTCGTGTCCGTGTCCATCGTGATCTCGATCTCGGCCGTGGGCAGCGAGTCGAGCAGGTTGATCCGGTTAACTCCGGTGGCGGCGTTGAAGTCTTCCATGAGATCAACCTGATTCCCCATGTCCCACTTGAACGACTGCCCGACGTAGCTGTAGGCGCTACCGCCTGCCGGCGTGATCGTACCACTGAGACCCAGGAATGCTTTCGGGTCGCTACCCCCTGCGCCGCTCCACCCGGAGATGGCTCCCTCGGTGGGATTCTGAAAGATGCCGCGCCCGTCAAACGTTGCGAGAAGGCCACTCGAAGGATCGCCGGCACAGGACAAATTGCCGTAGCACCCCACGGCCTTGTGAATCTCGTTGTGGTGCTCAGTCCACACGGTAGCTCGCTGTGCAGTGGCATCCGTGTCGAGCGTGCTCACTGCCACTGGCGAGTATGTCAGGGACGTGTTTGTGACAACCGTGAGCTTCATCCCACTCGCGAGTAGCATCGCGTTGATCGACGTGTACCCGTTCACAGCAGGACAGGCCGAGTAGGTGCCACTCCCGTGCCCGCGCATCCAGAACTGGAAGTTCTGCTTGCCCGTCCTCATCCCGGGGATCTTCTTGAGCGTCCGTGTGAAGTACCCGCCTGGGGCACCCATCGGCCGCGTGTCGACCATTGTCACGTCGCCTTCAAATGCGTTCTCGGTTTTGAAAATGACCAGGTCGTCGGTTCCACCAACCGGCACGGCATCGGTGTTGAGTGCCGTCTCGGTCTTTGCCACCGCGTTCAGAATCCTTGCGCGTGAAACACGAAATGCCATCGTACCTCCTCCTCAGCTCTGTTCCGGCGCGTAGCGGTTCAGCCGCGCGGCCGTGTAACTGATCGTCCAATCACTCACCAATCCACCTATTTCGTCTTGCGGCGTCGCTCCGAATGCGGCGCGCCCCTCGCGGATGTCGAATAGTTCAGGCTCTTTCTGTAGGTCGGCAAGCGCGGTCTCGATCTCAGCGAGATACTTGCGCCCCATCCGGTTCATCGCCTTGTCTGGGTTGGTCTTTGAGTAGTCGAAGGCGACGCTGACCTGAAACGATACGTGCGGGAACAGATGGTCGGTTGCTCCCTCTTCGTCTCCTGGTTCCATACCCTGCTCCGACACCCACGCGCACGGGCGTTGCCGTTCGTCCCAATCCGTCGGCGCGTCCTCATCGTACACGGCCGACAACGACGTTTTGTCGCGGAGTGCCTGCAACACGAGATCCATGTTGCGCTGGTGCAGTGATTCCAGTTGCGTTTTCACGGCGCCCCCTGCACGGCCTTGACAAAGGCGTTGCCCGGGGCCTTCTCGATCAGGGGCGTGACCTGCTCTTTGACGGTTGGCAGCGACGGGCGGGGCCGGAAGATCACCTGCTTTGTCTTTACCCAGCCGCGGATGTTCTTCTTCGCCATGCCGCCGCCTGCACGGATCGGGAACACGAGGAACGGAGCGCGTTTGGCGCGAATGATCATCATCTCGAACGTATTCCCCTGCGCGTCGATGCCTTCTTGCATCCGTGCGTGCAGAGGGACTTGTCCGCTGTCAGACGGCCGGATTGCTCCGATGTCCTGCGTGAAGGTGGCTCCCTCGCGTTTGATACGCTGCCCGTAGGCGCCGAGTAGTCGCCCCGTGCGTACCGCCGTTTTCGTCGCCGTCGTACCGCCGCGGCGAAACGTCTTTGCGATAGAGACGCCCTTCTCCCCGATGCGGAACAGCTCCTTTTCGAGGTTGTCGAGAAAGCGCGGCCCGGCGCCGTTCAGAATCGCCCGCTCCTTCTCAATCTCGCTCGTGTCGAAGAAGAAGCGCATCAGATGTCCACCTGCTTGTACCGATTGAGCAGGGACCGTACCCGCGGCAGCAGCTCGTCATCGGTAACGAGGAACGACTCGGAATTGTCGCCCTTCGACCGCGACATGATGCTGGACGGCTGGTTACGATACCAGTCCGCCGCCTGCATGTTACAGGCGAGCCGTAGATCGTCCGTCACGAGATCCATTGTCGCAAATCGCCCCGCCACATATGTGACGTTCCACCTGTAGATCGGCACCGGCCACGAACTGTCGTGCTCCAGGGCACCGATGTCGCCGAGGATCGTATAGTCGGTCCCGGCGACTGTAGCTGGCGTCGTCTGATCGTCGGAGATCGAGGTCACCGACACAATTGGGTAGTAGCGCAGGTGCATCCGCTTCGCGCCACCGCGGTCGGCCCCGTTACCGCCGGCCGCGTGCTGCTCGGCCGTGATCGTCCGCTGCACGAAGATCTTGCCGGTATAGCCCTCGATTGCCAGTGTGGCCGCGTCAATGAGTTGCTCCGCGAGCAGAACATCCTCGATGTCCTGGCGCATGTACGCCTGGAGGTGGGGCCACGTACTAAGAGCGTAGGCGAGCATGATGCTTCACGTGTTCTTCGCGGTTCGACGGCACGAGGAACGTGCGCCCGCATACCGGGCAGGGCCGCGGTTCAAGCGTCTCACGTTCGTAGACTGCGGGCGATTCATCGACTGCCGCCTGTTGTGGTGCAGCCGGGCGAGCGTTGTTAGCACCCGCCCGGCTGTCTTTCCGCTTCCGCCCCACCACTCACCTATGCAGACTGAACCTGCGTGGATTGCGGGTCGCTGCGCGCGTGGCCGAGTACGGCTAGAGCGCCGCACACCGCGCCGCTCGACGTGCTGGCGGACACGATCGAGAGCCGCACGTATCGCTTGGTGCCCTTGTAGGCGATTTTGCTCACCTTGTTGTCGTCACCGTCGGCAGTGAATGATGCGCTTGCCTCCCCCCCGCTGTCGGGGATCATGTCGCCGTCCGCAACGCTAGCTACGTCCGACAGGTTCGAGGCATCGCCTTCCTGCAAAAGCACCGTGTAGTCACCGTCCGTCAGCGCCCCCATGAAAAACAGAAACGTACAGGACTCGAATCCCTGCGTGTCGATGATGTTGCCGGCCGTGGTCGTGTTGGTGCTGATCGTCTGAATGTTCAGCGCCGGTTTGACCTTGATGCTGTTGTAAAGATCCTGCGTCATTTTGGATTCACCTCCTCAGTGTAGTGCGCCGCTTACGCGGAGATCTTCATCACGCGGAACGCCTCGGGCAGAACGACTCCACCGCCGAGCCGAGCCGTTGCCAGCAGCCCGACGTTGGGCGCGTATCGCTCAACGAGGCGCTGCACGCGGAGATCCTGGCGCGTTGCAATGACGTACTTCTTGAAGTTGCCGAAAACGCCGGCCAGATTGTTCTGGGCAGTCGCTCCAGGCACGAACTCAGAAAAGCGCATGGGCCAAGTGAAGAACTTGTCCGGGGCGGTGTTTGGCGGGAAGATGTGGGTGCCTTCGGTGTCTTCCAGCTTCATCATGAGCCCCAGCATGGAACTCGACGTCAGGAACGATGCACTCTGTCTGTATTGCGCGGGCAGCGCCGTGTAGAGGTCCACCAGGCCGCCGTAGGTGATCCCGGAATTGCTGCCGCTGTTGCTCGTGGTGAGGCTGCTGCCGGCATCGAGCAACCCAAGAGGTCCGTTGACGCCGTCGCCAACGATGCACTCGTAGTCCATGTCGAGATCCTGCGTCTCGGTGATCAGCTCAGCGAGGATCGGTTCGATGGGGACAACCGAATCCTGCAAGAGATCCGGCGAGCAGATAACCGGCGCCGGCGTCCAGTTGTGGATCGGAATCCTGACCTGCTCGCCCGTGGGCTGGTCCTGCGCCGTGATCACGCTGCCGGTCTCGGTCCCGGCCGTCTCGGTGCGCCACGTGCCCTGGAATCCAGAGCTGTAGCGGTTGGCGTGGGTGCCGGTACGCGCCGCGATGCGCGGAAACACCAGCGGGTTCGAACTGCACGGAACAACCTGCGCCATGTTGAACATGACCGCTTCCATCGCCATGCGGCGGATCACCTCGGCGCGGAAATCGTCCGTCACCATGAAACCGAGCGAGGCGTCATTGCCGGCGATCAGCGCGTGCGTCTCCTTGGCATCGTACCCTGCCTCGCGCAGGATCTCGGCGGCGGCGTTCTCGGCGTGCGAGCCGTGGGTTGCCGCAGCGGCGAGCCACACGCGCTGCGCCCTCTTGTGCGCTTCCTTGCGCTTATCGGCATCTGTTGCCGACTGTACCTCGCGCCCACGTACCGGGAGCACACCAGCCGCGGGGGCGTTCAGGTGCGAGTCGAGCGCGGCCAACTTCTCTTCCAGGTCAATGTGATCCTGGGCCTTCTGCGCTTCGGCCATCGTTGCCGCAGACTCTTTGACAAGCGCGCTGAACTCCTGCTCCTTCTCCGGCGTCCAGGTTCCCCCAGCCACATCGACTTCCTGCTTGATCTTCCGAGCGTCCGCGGCGGCCTTGGCGGCCTTCTCGCGGAGCTGCTTGAGTTTCTCCTTCATCTCCACAACCTCCTCAGATTTTGAGTTGTCCGATCAGCTCGACAAGGCGGATTTCCGCTTCGTGCCGTTCGGCAGTGAGTGCCCGGCGCCGCTCGTCCTCCTTGTCGGAGTCGTCTGCGGGGGGCGGCTCGGCTGCCGCGATCAGCGCCTTCAGCGCGACAATCGCGTCTTCCACGAGCTGCTTGTTCTTGGCCGAGAGAACCTTCCCGGCATGTTGCTCTGCGAATACCCAGATCACTCCAGCCAGCAGGTTTGCCGCGCTCTCGTCGCTTTGCCGGAATATCTCTACGAAGCGCCGCATGATCGTCTCGTCACCGGGCGCGCGGCTTTGCACCTCTGTTACCTTGCTGGCGCTATTGGCGCCCCAGGTGACGAGGCTAATCTCGTCGAGCTTTACCTCGCGCAGATGGCGACGGATTGGCCGGCTTTGTTCGTCGAAGTCATACTCGGTTTTGACAGCCACAAACCCAATCGACTGCTCGTCAACAATGCCATTCTTGAGCAGCGAGTAAGGGTTCATACCCTGCGGGCGTTGCTCACGATCGAGCCACGCTTCGATCTCAAGCCCGGTGTCGGTTTCCGCCAGCGCGATTGGCTTGCCAATCGGGAAGTTGTCCTCGTGTTGGTAGAGGATCTTGATGCGCTGGCCGTTCTCCGCGAGCGTCTTGGCAAATGCGCCCTTGTGGATGACGGTAGGGATCAGCTCGTAGCGCGTCGGATCCCACGCAAGAAACTCACGATCGAAAACGGTCGCGAGGCCCTTATACGTGCCCTTGTCGGCGTCGATAGCCGCAACAGCGAACGGGGCTAGGAAGGTTTCACGCTCGCGGGTGACAGACGGTACTGACGCCACCGCGCCCCCGCTCCTCATCACCTCTCGTCGTCTGCGCACCGTCCGTCACCTCCGTCTGGTCCCGGCGCGCAAACAACAGGGCGG